GTCTTGATCCACTCCATAATCCTTGTAGGTTGGTGCGTATCCCATGCTTAACGGTTGCATGTAATCCCGCCGTGACTAACACGTTTGAACCGGCATAAATCCGTGAGAAAAAAGTTACCAGAATGGTGGTGAAATACAGTTAATGTGTAGTATAATGCTCGCATCATAACGGACTAATGATCAATTACTTAAGAAGGAAATCTAATGGAAAAAGAGAACTTTGTAATTTTCAATAAAAATATCGCAACAAACTTAGAATCTGCTCTCCACAAAAAACGACTTAGCAAAACCGAACTAGCCAAACAGGCGCGTGTCACTCGACGAATAATCACGACATTGGCAAGCTCTTCTGATTTGGCCAACCCATCTGTCTATACTTTGAGCAAGGTAGCCAGCATTCTGGATGTGACTATTGATCAACTGATCTATGGTAAGAATGACTCACAAGAAGATCATATTATCCTCAAGTATTTAAAGCTGACAGATAAGAAGTCTAAGAACATGATCATTGCGTCGATCAAAGAAGCGGTTAAATCTACTTAATTCGCTTAGCAATGAGCTTACGACGTGCTTTGTAGCTGACTGGCACATCTTTTCCTTTGGGGCTTTTACCCAATACTTTATTTGCCTTACGATCAATTTTCTCTTTCTGAGATTCACTTAAATTGCCCTTTTTAACTTGCTGAGAAGCACGTGCTTTGGCATTTCTTGCATGTGACTTGTCTGGCATTGGGTATTTACGCTCTTTCGGCAAACCAAACGTTGATGATTTGAGTTTTTTACGTGATTTTGTACTTAACTTAGCCATATCTATCTCCTATCGATGCGATTTTTCAACCTGCTTAACAATCTCAGTTCGAGCTCTGACATCCGTTTCATTTTCCTTAACAGCCAATGCCTCTCGATCAAGGTGGAGTTTGGCTGACTTTAGTTCATTTTCCATTTGTTGAAAGTATTGATCTGCTTGTTGTTTTTGTTCTTGTAACTGCAGCTCTTGTTGCTTTAATTGCGTTTCAATTTGCTGCTGTTGCATGGCTTGTCGCTGCATTTGTGCTTGTGGATTGGGCGATTGTGGTAATTGCGGGACTTTTTTACCCGTCATTTGCAATACACGTGGATCTAGAATTAAGTCAATACGATCAGCGAGTGCTTGTGCATCATTAAGATCTAAGTTCTTCATAATGATATCGCCATAGATCGTCATCAATTGAGGATCCATTTGAACCATCTTTATGAGTGTTTCGGACATTTCTTGCTGTTGAAGTGCAAAACTTGGTCCTGATTTAACCGTAATTTGATATTCACCTTCTTCTAAATTAGTCCAGGAATATTGAGGATCATTTAACATCACATTTTTATTCTTGCCATCTTTGGTTTCGACATTCATCACACGACGACTATCATAGACTTTAGGAACAAGCTCTAAGATAACTTTACCCGTGTATTCAATCGCACGTTCTAAATTATCAAAGTGAATACCGAGTGATTCATTGTCTTGTCTTACACGGTTATCAATTGCAACACCCGAGATTTCATTCCCTTGCTGTCCTAATGTTGTTTGGTTCCGACCTACCACTTCGTTAATGAGAGCGGAAGCCCCCTGCACGCTCTCAAATATACCGCCGGGTATTTCTGATGAGCCAATCAACTCAGGGCCTGCGGGCATCTCAGGTGTTGAATTGAAAATGAATAAACCTTCGTGTTCGGATGGATTAGACCAAGTTTCAACAAAATCTTCTGGGATACTTTCTCGAGTTGCTTTAAATCGTTCTGAACGATAGCGCGTTAAGGAATCAGCTAAGTTAGACAATCCAATATTAAGAAGTTTCTGAGGTTCTTCACCAAAGTATGTCAGCGGAACAACATGTTGTTTACCATGATCGTCAATAAAGGAGTCGCCTTCGACATAGACAATCGGTAATAACTTACCCAGCCAATCTTTCTTCTGGAGTATTTTTTTACCACAGATCACATACTCCACAATCTTATACGTTTTGACTTTTCGGGTTTTAACTTCTGCCCACCTACTAACAAGAGTGCCTGTCATTTCAGCTTGTTCAAGCGCCTCGTCATTTAATTGCTTTAAGACATCATCGACCTCATCTTGATCACATGTACGATCTTGTTGGCCATTGCTTAACAGACAAATCGTTTTGTTAAAGTATTGCTTCTCATAGTGATGACAAACCGTCACCTGATCAACAGATCCTTGATAACCCCATGTAAAGCCATGGGTGTTATCACTAATCAGATCCTTCATGTCGAGATAGGCATTATACTGATTCTCAAACTTGTCTTTTGACATGGCAACTTTATAGCCACAATAACGTCCTTCGACTTTGAGTGGATCAGTGGCACATGGATCCCAATAAAGCATGCCTGGATCCCTAAAACGTTTTAAACGGATCACTTGATTAAAGCTTTCAGGCGTTTCGTATTCCACCCCAATACGCCATCCACCAAAACCAAAGCAGGCATTTCTAAAGGCAGTCTCATAGACCACATTGGAATCGGAATTATAAGCAATGGTTCGAACAATGTTTTCTAAAAGCTCAATACGCTTTTGAATCACATCATCTTGCTCTGGAGAGGATTGAGCACCCTCTATGGACCTTATCTCAATATTTCGGGTCGTCGCCCTCTGAGCGCTCAAAATCTGTTTGATCAGGGAATACAAGCGATTAGCAGTGAGTTTGGGCTTTCGGTGCTTATCATAATAGGCAGACTCACGCTCACTCCATTGACCGTCTTTGGTCATTACAAAGTTTTGAGCACGTTGAAACTCAGTGAGATTCGATTTATTCGCACTGTAGAATGCTTCAATATCTTTTTTGAGTTGCTCAAGCTTTTGAGCTTGCGATTGTCGGGCCACGTTTCATCATCCCTGATACTTACAGTAGCACTCGACCCTTATTTAAGATCGTTGCTACTTTGCGTTGTTCTGCTTTAGTATCAACTGGTAATGTTTTAGACAAGCGAAGCGCAATATATTGCAAACAATCTTGCGGTTCACTAATCGGATGAGATTTGTCTGGTTTTTTATCGTACATATCCTCACCTTTTCCAGCCATTCGACGTTTTCTTAACACATAATGGCCGTTAAACCCTTTCCGAAGAACAGGACAACCGGATTTAGAGATAATTAATGCCGGTTGACCACCACTCATGCGACTTAAGTAGTGACGAACTGCTTCAAGACGTGTTTCAGTGTCATTGGTTAATGCAGGTTGAGTTCTTTTGAACTTATCACTGATGATTTCAATTAAGTTGGGCTCTCTGACATTCTTAGCGCTTCTCGCCGCACCTGCAGGATCTGCATCACTCGATCCGATGGAAAATCGATCTAAGTTATGCTGTGACCAATACGGCCTAACACGATCTTCTATGAGGTTCTCAATGCCCATCGATTCGGTGACAAACTCTTTGAGCACTCTTAGCTGACCGTTATAAAACTGCGAGATCAATAAACACGGCGTTAAACCAAAATCCCAACCGAGATACAATGGTTGTCCATCAAGCCACTCAACATTCTCATAAGCATGAATGTCATCATTGTATTCTTCGAAGACTTTCTTACCATCAGCTGCTGAACCATACTTACCTTCAGCAAACACTCGAATGAACTCACGCGTCTTACCCGTTACCAGCGTTAAGTAATAGCCCGCTGTATTATGCTTTAAGTTATCGGCATTGGGATTGATCTTCCATCCAATCTCACTGTCATCATCAGGTAACACAGCCGGTGGCTGATGGAACATCGTATAACCTGGTGGTTTTTCCACTTCAAAGAGCTTATAGAGCCAGTGATCTTGATCTGGTGGATTAGTATCTGATTTGAGTGATTTGTAATAAGGCACACCATCGCCTAGATCAATCGTTTTCGGATAACGACCCATTCGTCCAGTGGCCGCTTGATAAATCGCAAACGCAAAATCACGAAGCTCATTACAATAGACATTCGTCACCTCTAATGAACCAAGCTTTTTCACATGCTCTTCACGATCAAATGCCAAAAACATCACTTCCCAGTCAACAATGCCATGACCATCATTAAAGCGTACGTGATACGTCGGATAAGGCATCTTAATAAATGTTTTGGATCGATCTGGTGGTGGGTATCCAAAGTTACCAAACCAATCGAGAAAACTCTTAATCGTCGTTGTCTGTAGTTCGTTATACGTTGTACGCATAATGCATGTTCTGGATCGTCGTATACCATCCATACATTCGGGCATATCCATGGCATCCATCAGTAGATCAAATAAGCACATGAGTGATTTACCCGAGCTATACGGCCCCATCACATGTTTATTCTCTGATTTATCCACGTGAAACTTATGGGCAGTGTTCTCGGGAATGTAGGTTAACTCTTTTCCGTTATTGAGTAACAAAGAAACTTTGGAACCAGCACGGCGTATATGTAAGACAGCCTGCTGAGTAGCGTTAGCTTCTAAGTCTTTACGAATCTTTCTTGCTTGATCTAGGAGATTGCTCATTTAGTTCCTAACATCCATGTAATCTAGACCAGGTATACGAGACAGATCACGTTTATCAACATCAATCGTTTTCCAACGCTGCATCAAATGATCATACTTTAAAACGCTACATAAAGAAGCCGGGTTGCTCATCGTTGGGGGTGATATTCCCTCTAAAATAACAGAGAACTTATTTCGTAATTTTACAGGCTTTGATATACAGGATGTATCAACTGTCATTTAAAATCCTTTTTATCGTGGCTGCCTCGGCTGGACTCGAACCAGCGACCCCTTGATTAACAGTCAACTACTCTACCACTGAGTTACGAGGCAACTATTAACGCTTCTTATCTATCCAAACTAAAACGATAAAAATAGAAACAAATATCATTACACCAATAATAAGCGATGTACTGAGATTGTTTGATGCCATCGACGAAACAATAGAACCAGCTGCGTAACACAAAAAAACCAATAATGCACCAAATCGCGTAAAAGCTAATCATTATCCCTTCCTTTTTGATAAGTCATGGGCGTCATCATGCATTGCTCATTAACAGGAAGAAGGTCAGCCATTCTGCAAATCCTTAATCTTCTGTAACTCAGCCTTAAGCTCAGTCACTTCTTCGACTTTCGCCCCCATTGAGATAATATTCGCAATCTTCTCGCCCTCAACCGGCGTAATTTTACCGTTTGCAACTGCTTCAACAACGGCCTTGGCTTTCTCAGCGAACGTTTTACCATCTTTCAACTCCGGCAATGATACAAAATAATCTTTCTCACGAAAGTCGTGAATAAACTTAGCTAAAAATTCAACACTCTTAGCTTGATAAAACTTGTTTTCCAAGTTAACTACCACGCTATCGAGCAGCCACATCTTCGATTTCTGCTTTGCGCGTGTAAATGCTTGTAGAAATTCAGGATTAGCGTCTGCCCAAAGATACAATGTCTTATGACAAACCCCACAGGCATCGGCCATGTGGTACACAGATTTTCCCTGTTCACCAATCTCAATGACCTTCTGACAATATTCTGGCCGGTAATCAGTTGGACGACCAATCGGTCTTGTGCTCATAACTTTTCCTCATCCTTGCTAAAAAACTGAGCTATTCTATCACAGAACTAACTTCAGGTTAAATCAGTAACCTACTGTTATCCAAACCACTTCAGCACCTCATCAACATCCCTTGCAACAATCACACTGCCACGCCATGTCACAGCGAATTTAAGCTCATCTGCCGTGAGTTTTTGTGCAGATGGTGGTTTATCCCCATCTTTCAACTCAACGAGCAGATTAGCCCCTCTCTTTCCCACAACAATGTCAGGAAACCCATTTCCCAGCTGTGAAGTCACAGCCACACTAAATCCTCGTTCTCTTAACTCAGTGACAATGCTTCTCTGATTCGAGTCCACCTTTGCTTTTCTTCTCATAAATTACATCTTCCAATGAGGTCACTTGAATTTTTAGCTCTGATAGCATTTGATAGAAATCAGCGACAATTTGTTCCATTTCATCACTGTCCCGTTGAAGGTTCTTTACCGTCACATCTCGTGTTCTCTCTCTCGATTGCAATGCGCTAATCAATTGCTCCAAATAACTGGAAGGTACTTTTCCCATCATTTTCTTATTCCCCTAAAAAAAACAAACTAATAATCTCATCACTATTATCCCCACTAAGACGTATATCCACAGATATAAATCCTCGTCAAACTTTCTGGGAAAGTTCGATTGAATCTTCCCCCCCAACAAGTATGCTGAAACAGTCAAAATGAGAACATTGCAAATAATGCCTATCATGCCACCAATTCCTCCTCACTGGGATCAAACCCCAAGAGATCTTCAGCTAACGCTTCTCGATCTTTCTTGTCCGATTCATACTTGTGTTTGAGTAATCGCATCACAAGACGTTCTTTCACGATGCTAATCACGGTTCGACATTTGTGATTAAATGCGATGCGTCCATCTTGTGCGTAATCTAATTTCTCAAACAAGTTGTCAATCAACCACATTTCATCAATGCCCATCTGGAGCACATTGAAATCTTTGATCTGCTCTAGCTCCCAGTTCTCAATCATGTAGGCTGCAATCTCATGGTCGATTTCATCAAAAAACATATTTTGCCCCTTATCCATCACTACACTCCTTCCTTCTCGTCTACAAAACTTTCATACTCAAATGCCTTATCTTCGAATATGTGCACAAATTGTTCTTCAAACGTTTTCCCCTCAAGTTCATCGATATCCAGATAATCCATCGGATCGTTTGATACCTCATCACTCATCCGTAATCTCCTCATATCTCTCCTCCTAAGCTGCAGATTGTTTTACCCCGCTATGTTTTTTAATAAAACTTGAATAAAAGTCAGGAATCTTATCTTGGGATTTATTAATCAATGCTCGAAGATTGATTGAAAATTCTTCATGTATTTTCATCGTTGTTTGTGTTAGCGGTATTTGGTTAGTGCACTTCGTAAACCACTTCTGGAAAATCTGCTCTGTTTCTTCTTCAACAGCTTTTCTTTTTTTCTCCTCCTCTTCCCGCTCTTTGGAGCTCTTGGTTCGGTTTTTTAAATTGCCCGCATCATCCAACATCGCTCGCTTAAACCTAAAACCAGCGCCCATGATCGTCGGCAAGTCAAACCACCTGTCTTGCTTGGGATCTCGCCTTAAATCCTCTTCAGCGGCCTGTATGACGCCAATACACACCGTTTGTGCGTCGCTAAGGGTTTTCTTCTCGACCTTCATCACGCTCGTTAAGCGTTTCGAGACAGAGGGCTTCAATTCATCTTGGTCAATTTTTGTCGTTTTACCCAATCTCTCAAGCGCTTTCAAAAATTCTTGGATGATGGCGTGAACCTGGAAGCGATGAGCATTGGGATTTTCCGTAATAAAATTAATATTTTTATTTGTTTCTTTATTTGTTCTTATGGAATGTAATGCTGGCATGACAACGGAATGTAATGTGGACGTGACAACGGAATCTTCCGATGTCTTGTCAGTGTGACAACGCGTTGTCTGGTTAACGTGACAACCAAAACCTATATTTGAGAGTATTTTATCCAAACTAATGAGGTAAACATTACCATTAGCATTCTTCGTTAGGTTAAAATTTTTGACAATAGTGATATACCCAAGGTCACTTAGTGTTTTAATATGCCCATTTGTAATCTGACGAGTTCTCTTTAGCTTTGCTGCTAGCTCACGCTGTTTAGGGTAAGCTGCATACACGCCGTCTCTCTCAAAATTAACGTACGTACATAGGATTCCTAACAATCGAGCGGGAACATTATCAAGAGCATCATCGTCGATTGAGTAGCAAAAACCACAAAGCTCAAGGGCACTATAAGATTTTTTTTCATTGAGAATACGCTTACTCATGACAATCACCCTCTATATTTTCTTCCGGAAATTGATTTAAAAATATCTTTTCTAAGTTAAGAAGATATGATGAATCTCCTTTTTTGCAGAAGTCATTGATAATGAGATAACCCATTTTCTCTAATTTTTTAATGTTTCTCTTCACTGTGCTTTCTTTTATTTGGCCAAGCTTCGCGAGCCTAGAAATTGGAGGAATAACCACCGGAAATTCACCTTTATCTTTAATCACATACGTAATGGGAATGGAGACATCGACAGAAAGTAATAAATACATTAGCAACCAGTTTCTTCCTTTTAAGGCAAAATCAGAAGATTCTAAAAGAGCTCGAACTATCCTATGAAGATCATGCTCTATTGGGGGTTTCTCTGGACAACACTTCATGATAGGATCCCTCCAGATTTTGTATTCACACTTAATCTTTTTGTGAAAAACCCCTTAGCCTCACACCAATTCCTCGGCATGTGGGGCTTTTTTTTGCGTGAATAAAAAGAGCGGGCAATTTTCAGGCATAAGGTGTTAACAGGGTGCCAATAGGATGCCCGCAATCCTCTCCTTCCCTGGAGGGTGGCAGTAATAATTTGGGTGAATTTTAAGAAAAAACACGAATGGTGTTTACTGGAAAAATCATGAAAATAAGGT